TGCTCCCGAAGTTGCCGTAGCCAATTTCGCTGAATATGTTTTAGCGAGTGGTGTTAAAGTTATGGTTGATAAACTTGAGGTTGGCGGTAAGGTTACTCTGTTAGATGAAGCCGGGAATGAAGTTCCTGCTCCTGTCGGAGAGCATACTCTTGCTGATGGTTCTGTTATCGTTTTAGATGAAACAGGCACAATCCTTGAGATTAAAGTTCCAGAGGTTGAAGTTGAAATCGAAGCACCAGAATCTGAAGTTGAATTAATGAAGAAGAAGGTTGCTGAAATGGAAGCACAAATTGAGGCTTTAAAGAGTTACAAGAAAGAGGCTGAAGTTAAAATGAATGAGAACATCAAAGAAATGAGCGACAAATTTTCAAAAGCTATTTCTGAACTTACAGATGTTGTTATCGAATTAACAAAAACTCCTTCAGTTGCTCCTACACAACCTAAACAATTCACAAAGCATTTCGAATCTAAAAACGATAAAATTTCTCGTTTTCTTTCTAATTACGCAAAATAAATTTTTAAAAACTTAAAATTTAATAACAATGGCTTTTGATGTTTCAGCATTAGCAAATTATACCAAAGAGAATGAAGCTCTATTGGTAACTTCTTCCGTACTCGGAAGCAAAACCGCTTCTTTGATTAAGAGTCAAGGAAACGTTATGGTAGGTGTAAAATCTGCCGAGACTATCAACATTATGGATACTGACGCTATCTTCCAAGCAGGTGGTTCTTGCGGCTTTAACGCTTCTGGTTCTACTACCTTCACGCAGCGTACTGTAACTGTTGGTAAGATTAAAGTAAACGAATCTCTTTGCCCTAAAGACCTAGAAGCAAAATATTTGCAGAAGGCTTTACCAGAGGGAAGCCGTTACGATTCAATCGCTTTCGCTTCTGATTACACAGACAAGAAAGCTGCTCGTATCGCTTCACAACTTGAAACTGCTATCTGGCAAGGTTCAACTGGAAGTGCAAACGTAAACCTTAACAAATTCCAAGGTTTGGTTACTTTGGTTGGTACTTCAGCCGTTGAAGCTAACAACGCTACTTATTACGGTGGTACTGCAACTGCAATCACTACTGCGAATGTAGTTGCTATCTTCGATGCTCTTTACAAAGCAATCCCTGCAACTGTTGTAGCAAAAGATGATATGACTATCTGGTGTGGTCAAGACGTATTCCGTACTTATACAATCGCATTGAAGAACGCTAATATGTTCAACTATGCTTTCGATGGTAAGGCTGATAGCGAGTTCTTCTTACCCGGTACTCCGATTAAAGTTGTAGCAACTCCCGGTTTGAACGGTGTAAATAAGATTTATGCTATCCGTTTGAGCAATATGTTCTTGGGAACTGACCTTCTTAATGAAGAAGAGCGTTTCGAACTTTTCTATGCTAAAGAGGCTGACCAAGTTCGTTTCGTAAGCGAGTTCAAGATGGGTGTGAATGTAGCCTTCTTGGATGAGATTGCTTCTTTCATTATCTAATTAAACGAGTGGGTAGCTTTAAGGGTTACCCACTCTTAACTAATAAAACTTAATAAAATGGCTTGTGCTTTAACACAAGGATACACACTCGATTGCAGAGAAAGTTTAGGCGGTATCAAAGCGGTATGGTTGATTGCTCACGCTAACGTGAGTTCAGTTACCGAGGCTTCTGGTATCGTTTCTACTATTACCAAAGCAGCGAATAAAGTATTCTACAAATATGAATTAGTTAAGAATACAGGTACTTTGACTGAAACTATTACCGCTTCCGTAGAGAATGGAACTGTGTTTTATGCTCAAGAACTAACTGTTGTTCTTAACAAACTTCAAGCAAATACAAGAAATGAAATCTTGTTACTTGCTAAAAATACATTAATGGCGGTTGTTCAAGATGCTAACGACAAATATTGGTTGTTAGGTCGCTACTCTGGTTTAGATGTTACCGGAGGTACTGCTGCTACCGGAACTGCACAAGGAGACCGCAATGGATATTCTTTAACTTTCACAGGTGGCGAAAAAGAACTTTCTCCCGAAGTTGCAAGTGGTATTATCGCAGGTCTGACTTCATAAGAAGCTTTCGTGGTTCGTTATAGGTAGGTAGATTAGCCATCCCTTTGGGGGTGGCTTTTTCTTTATTGTAAAAATCCGAGATTTATCTATTTAGTAGTATGATATATTTAACAAAGGGTGCAACGAGTCAAATTATCCTTACTTTAAAGGAGAAGCAGACTTTATCCGCTCCTAATTATTTATTCGTTTTTACGCATAGGGGAAGTAATATAGAGGTAAAATTTGTGATTCTAAATGCTGCGGATACTTCTGCTTTTAAGGATAGGTTTAATCAATTCTCAATAGTTACAAATACTTATTTTGGAACGCAAGATTCTGGGGAGTGGGAATATCAAATCTACGAGCAAACTTCTACCACGAATACCAACCCTGCCAATGCTACCGGATTAATTGAAACAGGGATTATGAGGCTTAATGAATCTACTTCTTTTACATATACGAAACACCAACCAAATAACACATTTATAGTACGATGATGGATAATTTAGTGATATTAACATTTGCGGAAGCAAAGCAACCTGAATACAGGGAAAAGAAAGGAGTTGGCTATATTGAGTTCGGAGATAAGAACGATTATCCCAACTACCTTTTAAGCCTATACAATAAGAGTGCGAAACATAACGCTATTGTAAAAGGTAAGGTAAATTATATTACCGGTAACGGATGGGGAACAAAAGAGGAAGATGTTAAAGCCGAAGAGTTCATTAAGAATGCCAATCCTTACGAATCTCTAAATGATGTTACACGCAAAGTTTCAATTGATATTGAGGTTTTTGGTGGTGCTTATTTAGAGATTGTTTGGAGTAAAATAGGCGGTCAAATCGCTTCTATTTGCCATATAGATTACACTAAAGTACGTTCTAATAAGGATAATACTCAATATTGGATTAAAGATTGGAACGATAGAAAAGCCGAAGCGGAAGTTGTATTAGGTTACAATAAAGATTTAAGAGAAGGCAAACAAATCCTTTACATTAAGGAATACAGACCGGGATTGGATACTTATTCTTTACCCGGATACATAGGTGCGTTAAATTACATCGAAAGTGATGTTGAGGTTTCAAAGCACGTTTTAGGTAATGCACAAACAGGGTTTTCTGCAAGTAAACTTATTACTTTACCTAACGGAGAACCAACACCGGATGAAAAGAGAAACATTGAAAGAAGATTTACCGAGAGATTTAGTGGTAGTGATGGAAAGAAGTTTATACTTTCTTTCGTACAAGATATTGCAAAGAAGCCTGCGGTGGATGACTTAGGTGCGAGTGATTTAACAAAAGAAGATTTCGGAAGAGTAGATACAATGATTCAGCAAAACATCTTTGCGGGCCATCAGATAACTACTCCGTCTTTGTTTGGTATTTTGGTTGAAGGTTCTTTGGGTACTCGTTCAGAGATTAGAGATGGCTACGAAGTTTTCAAGAATACTTATGTAAACGATAAGCAGCAGTATTTAGAAGCTATCTTTAATTCATTAGCTGAAATCAATGGCATAACTACTGAAATTTACATTAAGCCGGTAGAGCCGATTAACTTTGAATTTAGCGAAGGTATTATTTCTCAATTTGCTCCTAAAGAGTGGATACTTGAGAAGATAGGTGTTGATATGACTAAATATCAAACTCCTGTTGAGCCTACGCAACAAGGGTTAATTAATGAGCATCTAAAAGGGATGAAGGGAAGGGAATGGCAGAACTTCCAAAGGATTATTCGTGAATACAACAAAGGAAAGATAAGTAGAGACCAAGCTATCCAAATGCTAAAGAGTGGATATGGATTAGATGATGAAGCTATTAACACTTGGTTAGGCGATGAAACTTACGAGCAAAGATTTGATGATTTAGATACTGTTATTTCTGTATTTGATGAATACGGTACAAAGGCTTCAGAATATGAAGTCATTAAAAGTAGAGAAATATTTAGTAGTCAAGATGCAGATTTAGTTGAGCAGGAGTTTGCTGAACCATTAGTTACTGATTCGGTAGATGCAAAAATTTTAGAAATTATTTCTAAAAATAAATTAGTTCCTCCGAAAGATATTGCAAAAGCAGTTAAAATAACATTACCTAATGTTCTTATAAGAATTGATACATTAGTTGAATTAGGTGTTTTGAATTATGACCCTATTAATCAAGTTTCATCTCTAACAAAACCATTGGATGAATTAATTAAACCAATGAAAACCACATTTCTTGTAAGATATTCTTATGAGTGGAAATCAATTGTTCCAAGTGGGCAAAGAGATACTCCTGCTCATCCTTCAAGACCTTTTTGTAAAAAGTTAATTGCATTAGAAAAGCTATATAGTAGAGCAGAGATAGAGCAATTATCTAATCGGTTAGGATATTCTGTATTTGATAGAGGTGGCGGTTGGTGGGGTAATTCTCCTTCTTGCAGACATAGATGGGTTTCAAAAGTTGTAGTTAAAAAATAAGAAATGAGCAGGAATATACTTTTTATTTCAGTAGATACTATTAAAGACAGAACCGGACTTCACAATAACGTAGATGAAAAATTGGTTAATCCGGAAATCTTAACCGCTCAAGATATGTATATCCTTCCGGCACTCGGAACGGCATTATACGAAAGGTTGCAAGATGGGATTGCTAATAACAATCTGACACAAATTGAAACAAGCCTTTTAGATACTTACATAACACCTACGTTGGTATATTATGTAATGAGCGAACTTCCAATGGGATTGAGTTATCAATTCTATAATAAGGGAATGGTGCGTAAATCGGGAGAAGGGCAAGAGAACCCATCGGCTGCGGAGATTATTGATGTAGCGGATAGATATAGGTCAAGAGCCGAGTTCTACAAACAAAGAATGGTTAAGTATTTAATTGATAGAAGTGGCTTTAATACTTTCCCCGAATATAACAATCCGGGTAATACTTACGATACAATGGTTCCCGAAAGACAAGCCTATACTACTTCGATTTGGTTAGATGATTCCGATTGTTGTAGAGGCAAGAGTTTTGAAGAAAAATATCAAGGTAACATAAATCGTTGTTGTGGCGAATAAAACCTATTCTCTAAAAAACCAAAAAAAGCTACGGCTTTACTTACAAAAACAAGAAAATGGCACTGACATT